TTCTTGAGATGCTTTCATAAGATCTTTTCTGCCTGTCTGACTAATCAAACTATCAATTTGCTTTGCTTTTCCAGATAAAGCAAACATAACAATTTTAGTTATCAAACTGGAAATGATTCCCTCATTTATAGGTTTTTTATTTAATTTATTTATTTCTTCACGAATGATCTGTCGCAATTCCGACTTTTTCATATTTAATTCTCCAATGAAAAGAATGAGTGGGACGTTCTATATGATATAAATATAAGTTTTTAAGGTTTTTTTCTTCTCACTTGAGGAACATTGGGCACATTTGGTTTGACACCCTTTTGAGGTTTTTTGGCTTCAGTTTTTTCATCTTCTTTTTTCTTAGCCAATAGTTTTAAATAAAATTTTCGTCTTGTCGTGGGCATATTATAGATCTCATCATGATGGAAGCCTCCATTTGAATAATACGCTAAGTCAAATATTTCTGCCCACAACTTAGGTCTATAATCTGTTGGTAGGCCAAAAAAAGTTGATGTCCATTGGGAGAGGAATGACTTGTTCATGACCACACTCTGAACATGCAAAATCTACACTTGTTTTCACCCCCGGTGTAATTTCTGCTAAATATTCTCTAAAGGATTTTGAATCTATAGAAGACATTTGATCTGACACCATTCTAAAGATTTTTTGTTGTGATCTCTCACCATTGTATTCAGTGATAACATAAGACAGTCTTGTTGTCATTTCTTGATCAATTTCAGTCTTAAATCCTTTTTTGATTTTTTTCATTTGATTGTTGATATCATTGTCATCTTTGATTGTTAAAAATCTAAATTTAATATCAACATTTTGTTTTGGTAAATGATATGTGAATTCATTTGTACCCTTTGCAAACTGTTCAAAATCTAAATCTTTAGATTCTAAATCACTTAAGTTATATTTGCAGTCATTTGTTGCTGTACAATTAGGGCATTTAACTTGAACTTCATATTCATCACCATATAGTAAAATACGAGATGCTATCATAAGTCCATTTTTGTCACCCAGTAAAATATCATCATAATTGACTTGATCAACTATGATTGACTTTAAAAATTCATCAATAACAATTCCTTTATTGATTAAATTTCGTGATGTTAAAATGTCTTCATGTTTTGCAGTTGGATATCTTAATGTTAATTTTCCAGAAGACAACGGACTTGTTTCTGGATAAAAATATCCTTGACTTGGCAAAGTTATAACTTCAGTTGGATATTGTTGCTCTTTTGGCTTTGCATTTATTTCCTGCATTTTATGACCTTTCTTTTAAGTGTGTGAGTTTTATAACTAAATTTTTATTTCATTTTATGAATGTAATAATCCCATGCTTTTTGAATATCACTTGGCAATTCTTTAAAAGATAAACCAAGAATTTTCTTGTCTGTTGTTATTTTCCAGGGATGCCCTAAACCTCTAAACTTTTTAAAAAAATGTTGTTTTTCTTCTGTTGAATCTTCATTGTCCCATTGTTGTTCAGAATATTTTAAGCCCAAATCTTTTTCAACTAGAACTTTTCTAATTTCTTCTTTTATTATTTGTCTTAATTCTGATGTTTTCATTTTGCCAAATCATATATTGATTGTAAAATTTTTTGATATTTATTAGAATGAATTTTAGGAATTAAAATTTTGCATGCTTTTCTAATTTCTGGCAATTCTTCATATGTTATTCCATTTTTTATATCTTCAAAAGCATTTTGATAATTGTCCCAATCTCTTTCTGTCATGTTGCTAGCAATTTCATGCATATCATCATCTAATTTTTTATATAATGTTTGCATTTTATTAAAATTTTTTTCTTCTTTAATAATTTTTCTAATTTCTTCTCTAATGACTTGTCTTAATAGTTCTTCTTTGTTATCATTTAAACCAAGACCGGCACCTCTTAAAAATACATTGCCAATATATTGTAATGCTTTTTTCCCGCCTTTTCCAAATTTATGTAGGGTAGAAAAAATTTCTTCTTTCTTTTTGTCGCTGATATGAACATTATCTCTTTTAATTACACTCTCTATATAATCAATGACTTTATTAACATCATAATCTTTATATGTAGGTGCAGTTCCAAATGACGCCCATAGATCTTCGGGATGTTTTTTGAATGCAGCAACTAAAGCTTTTTTGTCAGTTAAATCTATATGTTTTTGTTGTTGTGGCATTATTTAAATATTTTATTTATTTTAAAAATTAGAAATTCTTTTATTTCATCACTTTCAAATCCTTCTTCACCCAATGAGCTATTAATTTTAATAGCTGCTTTGACAAAATCTTTCAGAGCATTTCTATCTACAAGACCTTCATGCCTCGAAAAATCAGAATACTCTTTTAACAATTCTTCTTTAATCATTTTTCTTAATTCAGCTTTTTTCATAGAAAAACTCCAAATTAGAATTCAAGAACTGCATAGTCATATGTCAATGTAATTGTCACTTCTACAGGATCGCCAGTTCCCCAATCAAGTGTTCCTCCGCCAATTGCACTTACAAACGCACCTTTCAATTTCCATTCTTCAACTATATCGCCAACTGGGCCTAACATATTAAGTATTACTTCTTTTTTATAAAAATCAGCATATCCAGCTCTACCTGTGACAGACTCATAGCATAATCTAATCCATTCCATAACAGCTTGAGCACCACTTGGATTTATTGGTTGATACAAAGTCAATTCAATATCTTGCCATTCTGGTTTGCCAGCTAATTTTCTTTTCATGTTAATGTGCTCTAAAGTAATAGGGTTTAAATTTATTGTTGGTTTAGCAGCACCCTTAACTAAATATGATGGTAGACCATTGATATACATAATAAATCTGTTTTGAACTTGTGGTTCAAATTCAGGAAAATGTATTTCTTCAGGTTCTAATATTCTTGCCATTCAATTTCTCCTAATTTTCAAATTGCCCATTTAATAATAAATATATCAAATATTGTTTTTTTTATAATTAAAACTCTGTTGGATCAAAAACATCCTCTTCTTCAAATCCCAACTGTTTCAATTCAGGATGTTTCTTTAACAATTTCCAATATTGCTTTGCCATTCTTTTAGCCTCTCTCATTTCAGAATAACTTTCTGGTGGATCTGACATTCTAAATGTTCCCTGTGTATAAACTAAATCTTCAATTTCAGGCTCTTTTGGATATAACTTTGTTAGAAATTCAGCTTTTTTATGTTGATCAAGTTTATCAAATTGCTCTTTATGTTTTTCTAAATTACCTTTTTCAGACTGTTGTTCAGGTTGCTTTTCAGATTTTTGTTTTTTATCTTTATCAACTGTAGCTTTAGGTTTTTTTGGATATCCTCTGTTTTCACCACCAGCACCTTTTGTATAATAGTATTTTCCACCCCTTGAACCCTGAGAAACTTTAGCACCTTTAGGTGGTTTTTCTCCTTGTTTTAAATACACCTTAACATTTGCAGCTTCTTTTATTGTTTCAACAATTATATTTCTAATTGCTTGTCTCAATTTTGATTCAATGTTTTTGTTCATTACATATACCCTTTCACAATGTATTTTTTAGCTAATTCTGCTGATTCAGAATCATAAGTATACCAAAATTTAAAATCTGAACTCCACCTGAATCTTTTGTCAGATTCCCTCTTATTCCCACCACGATGCATTTGTGTTATGCGACTGAAAACATCTCTATATGGATAGGTTTTACCTATAAAAGCAATTGCCGTTTCTTCTGCACCCTTCCAAGGTTTTTTATAAGTAACAAATATTCCTTTGTCTTTCAATTGTTTGTCAATTGGTTCATAATCAAATGCTTCTTTCAAGAATTTACCATCAAATTTTCTATTCTTATCATAATCATAATTTACATAAACCGATTTCCACTCTTTTTGTTTTCCATAATCTTTGATTGTATAATCAGCACTGTATTTGTTGTAATCTCTTATGTATGGAGTAATATCCATTCCCTTTTTTAAAGGAACAAGTTCAGGAGGATCTTTATACCAGTTGATAACATTTTTTCCATCTTTAGTGACGATCAAAGTTCCCTTACCTTCAGAATAATGTTTGCCCGTTTGTTGCGGTTTTGATTTTTTATAACTAACAGTGGGTGCTAAATTATAGTCATCTTCTTTAAGAATTTTTTTAATTTCTTCTCTTATTGCTATTCTTAATTTATTTTCATTTGTCATGTTTTTACTCTGTTGTTTATCACTTTCATTTTCACCACCCTTATACATAATATTTTGAGTGACAAATTTTGCTATTTTAATCCAATCAGCAACAGTTTTTGGTTTTAAGCCTTTTTGTTTAGTAGCAATTTCGTCGGCTTTGTCTTGCATTCTTTGATATAAATCTTCAACTGACATTTTGTCAAAATCAATGTGCAAAAATGTTCCTATTTGTCTTGCAAGATCTAATATTAAAATTGGGTATGGAGAATCCATATTAAATCGAAATTTTTTGTCATGAACTGTTGGTTCACTACCAATTTCAGCTCCAATTGCATTGGGCATTTGTTCATTGATAAATCTTAACTTGTTCAAGGGAAATTTTTCGACTTTACCATTAACAAATTTTACATTAGCAGTTGTTTCATCAAAATCAACTATTTCCCCTTTTCTAGTTGTATTTTTAACTTTAACTTTCTGGCCCTTCTCAATGTAGTTAACGCCCTTTATTGTACGAGGCCATTCTTCTTTTTTTTCTTTTACCATCCTAGTTGCTTTGCTTTTTGTTGAAATATTTTTGCAATAATACCTTTTGGATCAATATCTTTTCCAATTATTTTTTCAGCAGCTTGAGCTCTTCTTGCAGCTTTGAATGCATCAGTAATTCTGCTAGCCATGGTTCTTGCTAATTTTTCCATTGAGGGAAGGTCTCCCCCTGCCTTTTTAACTATATCATTTATTCTCATATCATCTTTAGCATCTTCAAGAATTTTAATAATTTCTTCTTTGATAATATTTCTTAATTCAGATTTTTTCAAGAGCTTTCTCCCTTATTTGTATGTATATCCACTCATTGTTCTCTTGCCATACTTTAGAGCAATTTTTTTCATATCTTTGACTCTAGCTGAATCAATGAAAGTCCAATAACCTATTCTTGCGCCCGATTGATCATGATAAAATTCTTCTCTGTCGTCCTTTTTAGCCAATGGCTTATTGCCTGCAGTAAAGACTAATTTGTAATTTTGTCCTGAGCCTAGATCTTTCCAAACTTCAGCTGTTCCGTCCCAAGTTTCATAAATATTAAAATATTTAGAATCACCTGTGATTAAATTAACTTTTCCCAATGGCAATACTGGATTACCATGTGAATATTCTTTTAACAATATTTTAATTTCTTCTTTTATAACTTTTCGCAATTGTTGTTCAATAACATTTTCTTCTTTTTGTAGCTCAGCTTTTTTCATTTTAATAATCCTTTCCCTTTAAATCAATTTTAAAGTATGCATAAGGTCGTGACCATTTTTCATTTTCTGACAATATTCTAAATTTGTTTCCTTCAACTTTTATTTGAACAGTGTAGAATAAAGGGCTATTTTCAGGATGTCGCCCTGAACCCATACGATAATCTGCACCCCATTTGCTATCATCTGTGTCATATAAAGCATATAAAGGTCTTCCGTCATTTTTGCCACGATTAATTATAATCCAACCAATTTTTTTTAAATTTTTTGGCTTCCAATATATTTTGTTATTTGGTTCATTGTTCCAGTTGTAGTCTTCAAATCGAAAATCTTGATTGGCTTTGGATTTCAATGATTGAACAGCAACTCGTCCCTCTTTTGATTTGGGAACTTTAAATTGAGCAATTGCTTGTTTTTTTGCATCCCATAAATCTTTAGCTTTTATTTGAATTTTTTTGCCATTATAATAAGCTTCAAATTCTGTTTCTTCTTTTAGATTATAGAGATTTCTTCTTACAAGAAATTCTTTAATTTCTTCTTTTATAATTTGTCTTAATTCTGATTTTTTCATATTCTATCTCAAATTAAATAATCAGGCCCAGTCCAGTGCCAATTTTGTTTAACAAATACATTTCCTCTTTTATGTTTTGCTGGTGCGTTAAAACTTGCTGCCTTAAACACATCACCTCTTTTATAAGGAATGCCTTTTAATATTCCATCAATTTGAGCAACAAAGCCCCAAACAGATCGACTACCCTTGTCATCTCTTATGATTTTTACAAACTGTCTTCCACCTTGCAAATCCCATTCCCATTTTGGTTCAACATCAGAAAACTTGCCTGATTTAGCAAATTTTTTATAATCTTCATCAGCAGAAGTAATAATATTATTTCTTATTGCTGTTTCAATTTCTCTATCAATTTTTTCTGACAAAAGTGTTCTTATTTCTTCTTGAATCAATTGTCTTAATTCAGACTTTTTCATAAGAAAAACTCCTTATGCAGCAAATGATGCTGTTACTGTTCTCCATTTTCCTGCTATATCTTTGAATACAATCCAACTCTCTGAACCTGAACCAACTAACATCAATGAGCCAGTCTGAAAATTTGGAAACATTGCTGACAGTTGAGCTGCAGTTGGATTTGCACCTGCCAATGAACCTGTATATCCTATTGTTAATTGTAAACCAACTGAACCAGATAGGTAGCCCGGTGATTGTGTTCCTGATCCTGAAAGAACTAATACTGGTTTTCCTAATGTTCCACTACCAATTGCATTTTCATCTAATATAGCTAGAGATCCGGTTATCTGAACTCCTCCGCCAAGTTGAATAGCATCTGTGTCATTTTTTAACCAATCAAGCATTTCTGATATGTACATACTCATTAATTTTCTCCATTTTTATGTTTAAAGTATACTAATAAATATAATAAATTTCATAAATTTTAAAATAAAAAAGCCCCAAAAAAGGGGCTTGAAAACGTCGTCCTACGTAAAGTTAATTTCTTACTCTGTGAACTGTGCTCCTGTTGGTTGAACATTGAATATCAATTCAATAAATTCAGCAGCTCTAGTTGGTTGAATGAAAATTTCACCTTTCAGAATGTTTCTATCGATAACATCTGGTGGGTTATTTGTATCATCCATAACAACTCTGTAAGCATAGACACCAGCTTTTCTCTTTACAGAATCCAAATAAGGATTAACTATATTCAAAAAGTGTTGTCTTGTTGTATTTGTATTTGGTTCGAACACCAAATATTGAGCTGTAGAAGCAATAAATTTTTTCAATGCAATCAACAATCTTCTTACATTAACTCTATCCAAAGCAGAAGCTTTCTTTTGAAGTGTCTTCTGACCCCAAATGCTTATTCCTTGTCCAGGGAATGTTGCTATTGGATTTACTCTTCCATCATAAAGAGTGTCTCTCTCTGTATGAATAAGTTTCTTTCTAACATCAACAGCTTCAATTCCACCTCTGTTAAGTCCTGCCGGAGCATACCAAGGTGAAGAAACTTTGTCGTTGAAAGATATAGCTTCAACTACACCAATTGAAGGAGGAACCCAAACGTTCTTGTTTCTCTCTCCATCATATATTTGAATCCATGGATAGTAGGTTGCAGTAAAGTTATCATCAATATTTTCTACTGCATTGATTGCAGTTGATATTGCAGCATCAATTCCAGCCAAGTCCATAACATAGAAGCAATCTTGTCTTGATAAACAAATATTTCTTGCATGCTCAGTTACTTTAGGATGTAATGATTCTAAAACGCCTGGGACAACTATCATATTAATATCAAACAAGTCAGGATCTGAAACTGTATTCAATGCTCTCTTATATGCAGTTGAACCTGAAGCAGTTGTAGCTGAACAATCAAATCCAAATACGTTAGTAGCACTAATGCCTGCACCAACTTGAATAGGTCTGTTTGGTGGCATTCCGTCCCAACCTCCTTGAAATGCAACTGTAAAGCTCAACATTTCAGATGGAGCCAATGAACTTGAAAGTGAATTTGTAAATAATGAAGAACTTGCATGACCAAATTTGTCATCTAAGTTAAATGCACTACCTGAGTTGATGTGAGGTGAATCAGCAGTTTGTTTTACAAACTCTTTAGCATCAACATTATCTAAATCAATACCCCAATAATATGAACTATTGTAAGTATCAGCAGTTCCTTGATATGATCTTGTAGGAATTGCTATTAAAGCTTCTGCTGCAAAATCATTATATGCACTATGTCCAAAAGGAACAATTTCATTAGAAAAATTCTCCAAACCAACTGCTGGAATTATTCTAATATACTTGCTTTTATTTGGATAGTCGCCATAACTAGAAATTCTGCCATTAGAATCTATAACATCATATTTATCACCAATGAGTTTCAATATATAATTGTTACTTGTTGGATCTAAATTAGCATTTGGAAATGTTTCTAATGCAATTACTCTTGTATCTAAATCATCAAATTGTCTTACAATTATATTAAATGAACCATAATCAGTTGAACCCGATTCTGGTTTTTTAACTGCATCAATAGATACTTTTACCGAGTTATTTGAATTATTACCATCTGCAATTGTTGCAAATTTAAATAGATTGAAAGGGCCACCTGAGATACTTTTTTGTGATTGAACCCAAGGTGTTGTAGCATTTTTGTAGCTTGCTGATGTTTCAAAATTGAGAGTACTTCCTGTTGACAATCTAACTGGGAATGTTGGATTTGCTAATGAAGCTGAATGTGCCCAATTTTTTGCTAAATAATAAACATATAAATTACTTGATAATGCATTTCCTCCCACACTTTCAGGGCCTCTGCCAAATACTTTTTCGATATAATTAGGATTGCTCCAATCAAATGAAGCCGTCACACCAATATCAGAACCTGATGAAATATAAAAGCCTTGACTTTGTGATACAGAGCCTAAAGTTAGACCTGTAGCAAATTCAGCACTTCCTGATGTTGGAACTAAAATAGCAGCACATTGTTCATATCCACCAATTGAGCTTGAAACGTAAATAGCTACATAACTATTACTTCCTTGTGCTCTTGTGTGAGCTGAACTCCAGCCTTCTATTCCCAAAACTCTTACTATATGAACAATTCCTGCATTCTTTAAATAATTTTTAACTGCATAAGGAACATATGTTTTGTCTGAATTTTCTCCAAACATCATATTATAATCATTTGCGTTGGTAATAGGAGTTGGCATAAATGCGCGGCCTTTTCCTGTTGGGCCAATTATAACTGCACCGATTTGACCGATACCTGTAGGAAGGAAACTTTGATCATTTTCCCTGGTAAACACTGCAGGGCTAATCATTTTTCCTGTTGCCATTAAATTTTCTCCTTTTAATTAAAAGTTTATGTTAATTAACCTAAATAAATATATAATTTTGTGTGCTAATTTTGTTTTTGAGGCAAATCATCAATATTTATTGTCAATTCGCCCGTCTTTAAATTGAGTTTACCCAAACCATGCTCTTTCCCTATTTTTTCAATCAAAATAGTTTCATTTTCTTTTAAAGTTTTAAATTGTTTTATCAATTCATCTTTTTTTGATTGAAGATTCACAAAAGAAACTTCAATATCGCCAAGCTGATTGATAACTTTTAAAAAGTCTGTTTGTAAATCAGTAATCTCTTTTATAATGTTTTCTGGTAGTTTTATAACTTTTTCCATTTTTTTACCCTTTTTATTTTGTAAGATATTTAATTGCTTTATTCATTTGTGCCATTAGTGTGTCAATATTGATTGGCGGCATTGCTTCAATTGGCAGTGGATCAATGTCTATGTTGACTATTGTTTCATCTTTTTTATGTTTTTGATAGGCTTTTTCTAATTTAATGTCATATTGATTTTGAGCATAAGATTCACCATTGTAAGCTTTTGCAAATTTTGCCCATTGTTTATTTCTTAAATAACCGGCCAAACTTTGATTTTTGATAAATTCAACAAATGCTAACAAATGTTTTCCTTCTGAAATATACATCTCACCAACAAATGAACTTAAATCTTTATAGCCACACAAATAATAATTATATCCCATTATTTGAAACTTCCCCCAACTGCAAGATTCTAATGCAACTTGCCTATTCAATTTTGAAGCAGCATCTAATTTTTGAAATTGGATATTTGATTTTCCATATTTTGCTTCTTTTGCTGACCACTTGCCTTGTAGTGACAAGGGATAAACAACTCCATTAATTGTTGTTGTTGCACCATTGAATTTGTGTTTAGTTCTTCTGCCAAATACAAATGGTTCAAATAAAATTTTTGGAAATCTGTTGTCTTCTAAAAACCCACTTCCCGCACTTTCAACTTCAGAAACTGCTTTGATCACTGCAACTTCCACATTTAATTTTTTAGCCGCATCTATAAAATCCTGTTGTACTAAAAATTTTCCCATTATGCTGCACTCCCACTTGAACTTGGTGTATCACCACCAACACCTGATGTTGTTGTTTTTTGAACAACTATTGTTTGTTGTTCTAACAT